TGGTGCAGTGGTATCAAATTGCCACATGGCCAAGGCCGATGCACTCAAAACACTCCTGACCGGCGTAATGAGTCGTATTCCCATCCGTTGGGGATTAACAGGAACTATTCCCAAAGAACCATTCGAGTCGCAGGCCTTGAAGTGTAGTCTAGGACCAGTGATCAATCAGCTTACCGCCAGCGAATTGCAAGACCGTGGTGTGCTGGCCCAGTGTCATGTGAACATAGTACAACTGGTGGACCATGCCGAGTTTGCCAACTATCAAAGCGAACTGAAATTTTTGCTAGAAGAATCTGGACGTCTAGATGCCATGGCCAGTTTGATACGTCAGGTAAATGAAACCGGCAATACCCTGGTTCTGGTGGACCGGATCGCAGCCGGACAAGGACTTTTAGAACGTTTGGGCAACGGGGCTGTCATGGTATCGGGTGCGACCAAGGCCCAGGCCCGACAGGACGAATACGACGAAGTGGCCGATGCCACCGGCAAGATTATCGTGGCCACATACGGTGTTGCAGCCGTAGGTATCAACATACCCAGGATCTTTAATCTGGTCTTGGTCGAGCCTGGCAAGAGCTTTGTGCGGGTGATCCAGAGCATTGGTCGTGGCATCAGGAAAGCCGAAGACAAGGATCATGTTGAAATCTGGGACATAACCAGCACCTGCAAGTTTGCCAAGCGACACTTGACCAAACGCAAACAGTTTTATAAAGAGGCCAAGTACAATTTCACACAGGAGAAATTGGAGTGGAAATAAAAGGTCGTGCTGACTCGCAACATGTGCTATACTGAACATATGAAAATATTAACACTAGACCAAAACCAATCATTCGATCTTGATCATCTGCCTGAAGAAGTGGATGACATGAGATTTGCCATCCTGGACAACAGCAGTCCGTCCGATCCTGACTATCACTACATACCCTTGATCTTTCTTGAAAGTTTTACTGCTCCGGCCTTGGTACTACGCATTGGCGAAAATCGTGTGCGCATGCCCATGGACTGGCAGATCTTGATCGGTGAACCCGACCTGGGCGACCTTGAAGTGTTGCCGCTCACGGCCATCAATGATCGGGGATTCAAGGCCTTCCAGTTCAATCCTATCAGCAGTTTCAGGCCCAGTTTCCTGGACATCGAGATACTGGATGTGTATCAGGAAGTGACCTGGTATGCGCCCAAGCTGAAAAATGGCCAGATGTTGTGTGTGCCGGTTGCCGAGGGCGAACGCCCGGACTGTGTGTACTTTGTCAAGGACATCAGTCGCAACTGCGAAATAGTTGATTACAATAAAGCCTGGTAACATGGGAAATTTAAAACCTGGCGCAACCCTTATATACGAGCGTGTGGGCGATGTGGTCTATGAGCGAGAGTTCGGTGCCGATCCAGCCAAGCGGCGGGTGGTGGGTTGGGATCATGTCATGGATCCCACCTATGATCATTATGATCCCAGAACAAAGATCGACTCTGCGATAGATCGTCTGAGACAGGACCGGCTATGGGGAGAAATTCGGCGAGCCGCACAAGAAAATACCGCACTGCGAGATGTGTTGGATCAAGCCGTGGCAATATATCAATTGAGCAGGCCCAATGACAGATAAAGTCACGATTGAGATACACTCAGAAGGCGATGTATGGACCAATCGTGACAGCGTGATACAGCAATTGGGTACGGTCTCGGTTGATCAAGTGGTAATCATACATACCAGATTTGAAGGAATCAGTCTTGCAGCCTCCGGAGTGCTGGCAGTGTTGGGCGACTGGGTAGCGTCGACCGGGCGTGATCCCAGTACTGTGAAGGTCAATACTCCCAATCAGTACGAAACAATACCTTATCAGTTTGAAAATAACCCAACAGTTCCACACTTTTTCAAACCCAGCCTGCTAAAATACCACCGTGCATGTACCGCGATTGATCCTGACGCATCGTTGTTTGGACTGTTTGTTGGCAGATATACTGCCATGCGCAACACCATGGCCCGAGACATGCTCCATGGCTATTCGGATCATACTGTCATCAGCGTGATGAATACTCCTAGATTGGGAGCAACCAACTGGTGGGATCCCGAAGTGGAACAGATCGGATCTTTAGACAATTTCGATCTGATGGATCATTACAATCATGTGGCCGATATCAGCCAGAGTCTATTACAGTTCTACGATCGTTTCCAGATTGAAATTGTGTCCGAAACTGTTACTCTAGGCGATTCATTTTTTCCTACCGAAAAGACCATACGTCCTATCGTGGGATCCAAACCATTCTTGTCTTATGCCACCCGAGGTTTCTTGTCTCGGTTGCGAGATCTTGGATTCCAGACTTTTGATAAATTATGGTCTGAGCACTACGATCAACTTGAAGGTGCTGACCGCTGGCATCAGATCAAGATAGTCATAGACAGCATAATTGAGCAAGGGTACGATCGCAATCTGGCCAACAAGATAGTACAATACAACTATGCTCATCAAAAAACAATAACCAATAGTAGACATGGATAAACTCTCAATAGCCAACGAGATGGCACAATTTGACAGCAAGAATAGACAGTTCTATGACCAGCTCGCAGACGACGAGCAAAAAAAATTCAGCTCGTTTCTCATGATCAGGTGGGGCAGCACCGTGGCCGGCAGTCGGGCTCTACAAGAATTCTATCTTATTGCTACCAATCGGTTGCTGAACCGCAAATTTTCTGAAATAAGCACAGCCAAGCACAAAAAACTACAGTGGTTATTGGCCACCACAATAAGTCCAGGCATGGGCAATCAACGCCACGTCTGGATAGCGCCACGCAAGAAAACAGCCGGTGCCGGAACCATACGCAAGCAGTTGGCTGAACTGTTTCCTGACCGTCGTGATGACGAACTGGATTTATTGGCCCAGATAACCACCCAGGCCGAACTGGATATATACTTGCGCGAACTAGGACAGGAGAAGAAAAAATGATGGGATTTTTTAGACAAAAGCAGGTGGCCAAGGCACCAGCATACAAGGCCATCACGTTTGGCGGCTGGCGCTACACACCACAACCAGATATCACTGCTTATGAACTGAGCCTCCTGGCTCCAGTGTTTGGCAACATCATGCACAGACAAGATATCAAACCCTACATCGAACAAAACAACCTTGTCAGACATTTCCAAATAGACGCCCAGTGAACGTTTGTCAGTATTGCAAAAAACAATTTGTCAAGGAAACCAGCCTGGCTGTGCATGTGTGCGAGCCAAGACGCCGCAGACAGCAGCAGGATGAACCCGGAGTGAGATTGGGTTTCCAGGCCTACATCAAGTTCTACGAAATGACCCAAGGGTCGGCCCGACTCAAAAGCTACGATGATTTTGCCGACAGCCCGTATTATCGTGCCTTTGTCAAGTTTGGTCGATACTGTGTGGATACTCGGGTGATCAATCCTGAGCAGTTCATGCGATGGGTGCTCAAACAAAACAAAAAAATCGATCACTGGTGCAGCGACTCTGTGTACACTGAATATCTCAGCCAATATCTTGTGCTGGAGAATGTGAACGATGCCATGGCACGAGCCATGGAATATGGACTGGCCTGGAGCGAGCGAACTGGCTATCCAGCTCATCACTGCCTGATGCATGGCAATGCCAATACCACTGTGCATGCTATCACAGCTGGACGAGTCAGTGCCTGGATCATATACAACTGTGCCAGTGGTCAGGAGTTCCTGGGCAATCTGGATAGCAGTCAGTTGACCATGATCTGGCCCTACATTGATTCGGATACATGGATGAAACGATTTGCAGATTATCCGGCCGATCAGGCCTATGTGAAAGAAATGCTACAGAAAGCCGGTTGGTGATGAGCGCAGATATTGACATTGACCTAGCAGATAGAGATCAATTATTACAGTTGATCCAGGCAACACCAGCACGTCAAATGCATCAAGGTCAAGTGCGTAGACATAATAGCGGTGTGTATGTCACAGACATACCTCGTGATCCGATTAATCAGTGTGCGGCCATAGACTATGCGACAGCAGAATCGCGTGGTTATTTCAAGATCGATCTGCTGAATATGACTGTGTATCAACTGTTGAAAGATCAGGCACACTACGACAGCATGTTGTCGCTAGAACCCAATTGGTCTCGCTTGTGGCGTGATCCTGAATGGGCTGGCCAATTGGTGCATGTGGGTAACTATACCGCGTTGCTGGAGCACATGAGACCCGATTCGATACCCCGTATGGCTGCTTTTATTAGTATTATTAGACCGGGTAAAGCGCATTTACAGAATCAGCCCTGGGATCGAGTGTTTGAGTCAGTATGGGACGGTGATGATTCCAAGGGATTTGTATTCAAACGTAGCCACGCAATTTCTTATAGTGCGTTGGTTGCCCTGCATATGAATATCCTTTCAGAAAAATAACGCAATGGCTTTTTTTAAATAAATACTCGTATGGAGGTTTATATGGGAAGACCCAAAGGTAGTTTAAGCAAAATATCAAAAATACAATATCCACGCAAATGCAATCATTGCGAGTATATGTCAAACACTCCGCAGATGTATTTTTATCACAAACAAACACACGAGCCAATACCTGCTAATACGTATTGCCATTTTGGTTGCGGCAATGTTGCGTTAGTTAAAAACACAGGAGGAAAATATACTTGTTTTAAAAAATGGTCTAATTGCCCTGAATATATCAACCAATTGTCATCAAGAACAAAGAACAGTTGGAAAGATGCAGATAACCGAAAAGAAAAAACCAGAGAAACTTTTTTACAACATTGTTGTGGTCAACCAGGTCCGCTTGCTAAAATGAAAAAAACTAAAAGAAAAAAATCTGGATTACTTACGCCGTTGATTGCAAAAGATTATCGTCACTATGCAAGAGCTATACGAAAAAAAGCACAACACTGGGCAAAGGAGCAAGGATATGTATTAGGACAACAAACATATCATGTTGATCATAAGTTTAGTATTCTGGATGCATGGCACGCTGATTTAGCAGAAGCAATCGTAAATCATCCATCAAACTTACAAATTTTAGATGCAAAATTAAATAGCGGAAAAGGATCAAAGAGTAGTATCACCCTTGAAGAATTATTGTACAATATCAGTCAAGCCGACGCACCAGCGTGATGCTTTTACGTTTGGTTTTTTTGCGTGCTATTTCGGCCAGACTGCATACAGGACCGTGTAGCACTGTAAGATCTTTGTTGATGAATGTTCTTAGACTGGGGCGGAACGGCTCCCATTCGGTCTTGAGGAATATGTTGATGGGAACACTTCGGTTGCTTTCCCACCACCATACATTGGCCAGTTCTAAAAATTTCTTTTTTTGTTCTAGATCCTGTATGGCACCAAAGTCATATATGGTGGTCACGACATCGTCTTGATTTTGTATGATGCCCACATACTCGTTGGTGGCATACACGCACAAAGTTATAAAAGGGTATTTTTCGGCCAGCTGCGCAAAGATGTCGTTACCCATAAATATCGTATAAATCTATCATGAGATATTTACCAAATTGCAACCATACCCAAATCATTGCCAACCCACCACTGATAAATAACATGCATGTACTCAACACAACTATATCTTTATCAGCAGATCACCCAGGTCGTGTGCTTGGACGACTCCGACAGTGCTGCATTTTCCTACAGGTATAATCCAGTGTACGCCAAGGTCCTGACCATAAACAAAGGTGTTGACAATGTGCTGTTGTTTGAGTTCATCAACCAAAACGAAAAACCGGTCAACATAACCGGTAGCACATTTATTTTTCGCGTGATCAATACCCAAGGCGACACTGTGTTGATCGAACAGCCTTTGGTTACATTGAATGCAGCCACCGGCCGTGCCAAGGTCACCCTGTCGGCTTCGGACCTACTGGAAGTGTTGGCACAGCCTGCATACTACAGCCTGACTCGCACCAGTGGCAATCTCACTGAACCGGTTTTTGTTGATGCACAATCAGGCGGTCGTGCACCATTGACTATTGCGGATTCGGTGTTGCCACAGTATACTCCCAGCCGTCCGCTTACCATACCCACTACCAAGATTTCTGCACAAGGCAGTCCAGACGGCACCAGCGTGGCCAATGCTTCTTACAACGACTGGTACTGGAACGGTAACCCCAATGGCGCCAACTACTGGAACAGTTTTGCCATAACCGAATTTTACAGCAGTTTTGTCAAGCCCACACAGGCCATAACCACGGTACAGATGACTTTGGATCACTATACCGGCACTATCAAGGCCCAGGCAGCACAGGACTACGAAGCAGTGCCGTTTAATGTGACTGAAAGTGTCACCTATCTCAACTATACCGGAACCATCTACCATAACATCGTAGGCTGGTATCCGCTGGTACGCATGTGTTTTAACAACAGCATATTTGCTGTGCCCAACGGGCAAGGCGTCCCAGCCAACGCCTATGCCTACTGTGTAAACGGTCAGGTTGAAAGCATCACGATCCAAAATGCCGGTCGCGGCTACCTGGCTCCGCCCAAGATCAACATCATTGGTGAAGGATCGGGTGCCCAAGCCGAAGCCACCATAGATGACACTGGTGCGATTGCATCAATCACGGTGACCAATCCGGGATCAGGCTATTGGTTGGTGCCCAATGCTGGTATCAACACTCCGTATTATCCGGTGGCACCCAACAATCAAGGTGCCATGGTCATAATCAGCACCGGATATGTGGTGGACCTTTTCTATAGATAACTGTGACAAAACATGCTATAATACAGCATGATCGATGTGACTGCCTATCTGCCCGGAAGAATCAAACGCAACAGCTCGGGCTGGATCAACTTCGACGCTCCCTGTTGTATCCATAATGGTACATCGGCTGACCACAGGAAACGTGGTGGCCTCAAAGTCCAAGAATCTGATTGGATCTATCATTGTTTCAATTGCGGATTTAGCACCAGCTTTACTCTAGGTCGCACCCTGACTGTGCGAGCACGTCGCGTGCTGGGGTGGCTCAATGTACCTGCGGAAGAAATTGAGCGCATGAATCTAGAAAGTCTACAGCATAGGGGTGCACTGGGTATCTTGGATGATCGACGCAACATGATGCAACAGCTCAGCAATATCAGATTTGACGAACATTATCTACCGAATCCAACGCAACCCCTTGCTGAGGAGGCTGCTACATATCTGACCCGGCGTGCGATTCCATTGGATTATCCGTTCCTGAGTACCGGTATTGGACGACCTGGCATCATAGTACCGTTCACTCATGATCAAACAGTGGTGGGTCACTCAGTGAGATTCTTGGACAGCAGGATGCCCAAATATATACAACGCACGCAACCGGGCTATGTATTTGGCACAGATCTACAACGCGATGCCTGGCACACAGCCATCGTTGTGGAAGGTGTGTTTGATGCACTCAGCATCGATGGCCTAGCAGTTTTGCATGCCGAAATCAATGATGCACAAGTGCGTTTGATACGCAGTCTGGAACGCGACGTGATCGTGGTACCTGATCAAGACCTAGCTGGTATGAGTCTGGTGGATCGTGCAGTAGAACTGAACTGGGCTGTCAGCATGCCCGAATGGCCCGCCGGAATCAAGGATGTGAATGATGCAGTAATCTGCATGGGGCGAGTGGCTACCTTGCTAACTATCATGCAGTCCCGAGAGCACAATCGAGTCAAAATAGAACTAAGGAAACGACAAATTGTTAAAAGATTACGATAAACTTTGGGTATTTGGTGACAGCTATGCCACTACAAATTTTTGCGTAGACGCCAAAGATTCTTTCTGGGGATTAACAGCTAATCTACTGTCGACGAACACAATTTTTAATTATGCCTGGCCAGGAAATAGTTTTGATAGTGTAGTTCATGTCATGATCAGTGAGCAGAATTCATATGATTGGAAAAAAGATTTTTTCCTGATTGGAGTTCCGCCATTGCCCCGACTAACTGTAGTCAGTAAAGATGATAAAAAAACAACAATCGGCCATAAGATTGACCCTATTTCTTGGCAAGACGATGCATTCAATGTTTTGTGTCATCACGGTATGGAAAATATTTCAAGTCATGTAGATAAAAAATTTGCTATACATGAAGACAGCACATGGACCCAAACTCAAGCTATGCGTAATATTTTTTTATTAAATACCTGGTTAGATTCAAAAAATGCCAACTACTTAATATTGAATTTGTCTGTGGATTTTTATCAAGATAATTCATCTGTTGGAGATTTTTTATTAACACATTGTTTATCTCATTCACGCAACATATTGTTCCAGGATGGATACTATTCTATTAATTTAAATGTCAATGAGCCAGCAGATTTTAAACAACACGGATGGATGGGCCATCATGGACCTCGGGGTAATAGGCATTATTTTGAAAAATCAATCATACCAGCATTAGAAAGAAATAAATTAATTTAAAGGAATCGCATGCTTAAAGATTACGGACTTGAAGTCCAACGCCTGTTCCTAGAAATGATGTTGCAAGACGCAGAAAGCTATGTGCGTGTGCAAAACATCTACAATCCGGAAAACTTTGATAGAAGCCTAAGATCAGCAGCCCAGTTCATCGCCGACCACAGCGACCAACACAAAACCTTGCCCACAGTGGCACAGATTTCGGCCAGTACCGGAATCGTGCTAGAACACTTGCCTGACCTCAACGAAGGGCATTTTGAATGGTTCATGGCCGAGTTTGAGCAGTTTACTAGACGCCAAGAACTGGAACGTGCGATCTTGAAAAGCGCCGATCTCCTGGAAAAAGGCGAGTACGATCCGGTAGAAAAACTGATCAAGGACGCGGTACAGATCAGTTTGACCAAGGACATGGGCACAGACTACTGGGCCGATCCCAGAGCCAGGATTGATCGATACTTTAATTCAGGTGGACAAGTCAGCACAGGCTGGCCGCAGATGGATCGTATCTTGTACGGTGGATTCAGCAGAGGTGAACTCAATATATTTGCTGGTGGATCGGGATCAGGCAAGAGTCTTGTCATGATGAACATAGCCTTGAGCTGGTTGCAGATGGGACTGAGTGGTGTGTATGTGAGTCTAGAATTGAGCGAAGAACTGTGTGCGCTCAGGACCGATGCCATGCTGGCTGGCATGAGCACCAAGGAGATCCGCAAGGACATTGACCAAACCGAACTCAAGGTCAAGCTGGTCAGTAAAAAAGCCGGACAGTATAGAATCAAGGCCTTGCCGGCACAGAGCAACATCAACGATATCCGCAGTTATATCAAAGAAGTGCAGGTGCAGACTGGCATACGTGTGGACTTTGTCATGGTTGACTACCTGGATCTCTTGATGCCGGTCAGTGCCAAAGTCAGCCCCAATGACCTATTTGTCAAAGACAAGTATGTGAGTGAGGAATTGCGTAACCTGGCCAAGGAACTCAATGTGCTGTTTGTGACAGCAAGTCAGTTGAATAGATCGGCCGTGGAAGAAGTGGAATTCGATCACAGTCATATATCGGGTGGTATCAGTAAAATCAACACAGCTGACAATGTGTTTGGTATCTTTACCAGTCGAGCCATGCGTGAACGTGGCAAGTATCAGATACAATGCATGAAATCTCGTAGCAGTACTGGTGTGGGCATGAAGATTGACCTAGACTACAACATTGAAACCATGCGTATCACAGACCCTGGCGAGGAAGAACAAAATAGTTTCAAACGTCCGGGTGGCAACCTCATGGACAGTATCCGTGCCAAGAGTACAGTGACTGCCGCAGATGTGCCGTTTGAACCAGACAGCGCAGTTGGCGCAGTGGATATACAAAGTGCCAAACTCAAACAATTACTGGGCAAGATCAAGACTGGTTGATTGGGACTCGATTGATCAGTGATCCATAAATAATAAAAAGATCCTGGACCCCATATGCAAAAGAAAACTCGTAGTATCCTGGAAGAACTAGAAAATCTCTATGCCGAGCGAGACAGCCGTCACGTGATCGAAAATCGTGCTGCCAACGTGATTGCCAGCGCCATACGCTTGCTGGAACAGATTGATTCCAGCTATACCAGCGAGCAGGCCGAAAATCTACAACGCAAGTTGATCAATGCCATACGATTGAGAGATCCAGCCAAGTTCACCAGAACCGTGAGACGCACCGATGCAAATTCATGAACTGACTCTATCGCGCAAGCCGCAACTGAATGAAATCTTTGGCTTGGGCAAAAGCAAACAAGACAAAATAAATGCCCAGGCGGCCAAGTACGCCGGCAAATTACAAAAAAAAGTCAGCCAAAATGCAGGAACCACAGCACCATTGCAGACCGATGCCACACGCATGGCACAGGCCTCGGCCAAATTCCACGCCAATCCGGCTGCCCAACAATGGGTCAATAATGCTGTGGCCAAGTGGCCATCCGCAGCTGCAACTATAAAAGCCCAGGCACAACCCACAACAACCAACGCACCTGTGGCTTCGGCTTCCACTGCTGGCTCGGCTCCGGTCAGTATAGGTGGACAAACGCTGGATCCCAACAATCCGGCCCACGCACAGATACTGAGTCAGATGAAAAAACAGGGTATTTCAGAAGCCGCTGCCGGAGACAATTATGCCACACTGTTCCGCACCTGGGCCAATCAACAGCTCAGAACTGTCACACTGGATGCGCTAGAGCAGAATGCTGAGGTCAAAAACAAGCTAGAGTCGCTGATAACCCAGATCGAAGCCACGCAGAACAATTTGCCAGCCCAGACCAAATTGGTGGCTGAGTTTTTGAGTACGGCCGTGATCGCCAACCATGTGGTTCAGGACCAGGCTCGTCAAGGACAATACAGTCCACAGACCCGTGCTGATGCCAACACCGAGTCTTCTATCAAACTGGATCCCATACAACAACTCAATCTCAAACGACAGGCACGAGCCGCCGGAATTACCCAGGCCAGAACGACCGGCAATACCGACTTGGACGATTTCCTTCGACAAAACATGGGCATACGGATCACAGGATGAATATATTCGAAGGTGGCAACGTATTCAAAGATGCAGACGGTCGTGCGCTCACACAGCGTATCAATCAGGCCGATGTTGATCCGACAGTCAATTGGCTGGAGCAGTTGACTGGTCTTGATCTACACGGCGACTTGGATCCTGACACAGCCGATTCGCAACACCCCGAAGGATATCCAGAAAAATGGTTGGGCACCACTGGCAAAAAACCCACATCGGGCGACCTAGATCTTGATTCAAGTGACACAACCAAAGATGCCTTACAACAGCGATTGACCCAATGGTGTGTCAGTCACAACCTGAACCCTCAAGAGTATGTTAAAAAAACTGGCAGTATTGTGCATTTCAGGACTCCAATCACAGGACGCCCTGATCAGGGCTATGTGCAAACAGATTTTACATTTTTACCAAAACCACCATGGGGCCGATTTGTGCTCAGCGGCGGATCAGGTAGCCAATACAAAGGTCGTGAACGCAACGTCATGATGAATTCGATAGCCAAAAGCATGGGCTATAAACTGAATCAAAACGATGGCATTGCCGACCGTGCTACCAACCAATTGATTACCGACGATCCAGACAAGACAGCCAAGCTGTTGTTAAATCCGCGTGCTACCCGTAGTGATCTACGTAATGTAGAAACTATATTGAAAGCCTTGGAACGAGATCCCAAACGCGATGCCAAATTGGCCGACTTCCGCGAACACATGAAACGCGAAGGCATTCCGTTTATGGAAACGGCCAACTCCGACCCTTATATCGAATACAGTGATGTGAACTTTCTGGCACGTCTGCGAGATCGTATCGTGAATCAGGGCATGCAGATCATCATCGAAGCAGATGTACAAGGCGGTCGTGCCAAAGGAATTGAGCATCTGGAAGATCTTGTGTTCCGCAACGGCAGTGCTGGCATCAAACGAGCCATGGATATCGTCAAACACACAGCCGCTGATACTGGACGCACAGCCACAGTCAAATGGGATGGTCGACCAGCCCTGGTATTTGGTCGCGAACCCGATGGCACCTTTGTGCTGACCGATGTGGCCGGATTTACAGCCCGAGGCTACAACGGCCTGTTCACCAGTCCCAAGCAGGCCATCTCTTTGCTGGCACAACGTGATCAAGAAGCCCAGCGTCAAGGACGTCCGGCCGGACGTGTGGCCTATCTTGGTCCCATCTATGAAAAACTATGGCCCATGCTGAGTGCAAGTTTGCCCAAGGATTTCCGTGGCTATGTGCAAGGCGATCTATTGTATACCGATCGTCCTGACGAAGAGGCTGGTAATTTTGTGTTCACGCCCAATGCCATCACGTACCGTATACCCATCGCCAGCGACATTGGACAGCGTATAGCACAAAGTGAAGTGGGCATAGCCATGCACACACGCTATGCCGAACCTGGTGCCCCCAAAGAACCCATTGGCTCGATTGATTTTAAACGTGTGCCCGGTTTGTTATTGCTGGAACCGGTATACGCCAAAGAAAATGTGCGTCCAAATCGCAATCTAGTGCAGGCTCTGCGTAACGTGTATTCAGCATCGGGCTCGGCCATAGATGGACTATTCAACCCAGCCGAACTTAGAGCACTACAGATCACAGACTTGCCCAGACTGTGCATTGACTATATCAACAGTAGAGTGGGTACCGATTTTGACGACTTGGTCAACGGATTTGGTCCATGGTTGCAACGCACACAGACTCCTAGAAAGTATGCCAACATAGTGGAATACCTGACCAGTCCCAGAAGCAATCTTGAAGGCATGGCTGCTGCATTTGAAGCCTGGGCCCTACTACACGACATCAAGATGGACATACTGCGCCAACTGGATCTGCAACATCCAGGACAAGAAGGCTGGGTCATGGCCACCACAGGTGGCATGGCCAAGGCCGTGAATCGACTGGCTGGTGGATTTACTGCTGCCAACCGAGCCATAAACAATCCTGGACAAACCCCGGATTTTTCCTCTCCGGCATAAATATTAGTAGGACCTCTGAGTCCATACACAAAGGAGAATCAAAATGGCTTATATAACCGTAGTTTCCGGTGGCGCACAACCGGTATTCGCAACAGACGTATTAAATGGCTCTGTGGCTCAATCAGCAAACTTGGCTGCTCAACCAGTAACCAACTTCCAAGGTCCTAAATTAGACTTTTTTAGTTTGACAGCAAATGCCAATTTGTCTGTTGCAGGTGCAGGTAATGCAATGGGTTACGTTTCAAATGTATTGATGGCTATCCAGCAGATCAGCACAGTTGCAATGTACCAAGTCAGCCCAACTAACCCACAAGTTTTAAACCTTGCAATTTTCCCAACTGGCGCTGCTAACACAGCTACATTGGTAGGTTTGGCTCAAACAGCCAATGCATCGGGTGGTTTAAACATTGGTATTTCCACAGGCAATGTCAATACAACTGCTTCATTCGT